CTTCTAAAGCGGTCAAATCATAACCACGCATATCTAACTCAATTTGAGTGATAACACGGTCAACCAACGATTTTTGCATTTCCATAATTTTACCTCTTATATACCTGACAATTCAGCAATGCGTGACTTCAATTCTTCTACCTCATCAAAATCTTCTACGGGATCCAAACAATCTAAGTCATCCTGTAAATCTTCAATATGTGAATCTGCCATATCTACACACAATGTGCGATATGCAATAGGGTCTAATTTTCTCAAAATGTAAGACCGTGAAAATGTGACACCTGCAATTTTAATGTCACCATCCATATCCAACATTTCATCTACCATTTCTTCTAACATATCACGCATTTTATTTTACCTCATCAATAAAAACACAATTATACCAGAGTTTATCTACTTTGGCAACCTAATACTTTAATACTCCATCTACCTGCTAGAATACTAAAGTATTAAGTCAGTTAATACTAACCTAATACTTACCTACTAGTCGAATTCACACTCCTGCTCGTGATACATTGCTTCGTCATACATACAAAACACACCTTCTACCTCGGTTCCGTAACCTAAAGCAGTAATATATTTACCTAGACTTACTACTTCCGTAGTATATCCATCACGATAAACCCGTTCTTCCAACTCATTGAGAACCTTCATTAAGTCAATAGTATTCATTTTTCCTCCAAACTAGTAACAAAGATTTTATTATTAATAGAACCAAGTAACTCATAATTATCGTCCGAGTCATCATAAAGTTCTACTAAATTCAACTGGTCATAAATTAGTTCTAATTCCGCAGATGTTAGAACCAAAGTATGCATTTTGTTTTGATTTTTTAATGCTTTCACTTTTTTCCCTATCAAATAAAAATCCCATTATACAGAAAACCCATAGAATGGCAATATAAGTCAATAGTTCTCACAATATTACCTGTAAGACTAAAGTATTCATATTGACCAATTATTGTGTTTGTCTGTATCATGTCGGCAATTATACGCAAAAAACACTGGTTTGGCAACCTAGAACCATAGTATTACAGCACTCCGGTCAAGTAATTCCGAGTTGCAAAAAATGCTGTGGATAAGTCTGTGACTATGCTGTGAACAAGGCTGTGGATAACTTGTGGATAAGTCGCACAACCAGTCGCTGACCAGGTGTAATACTAAGGTCTTAGTTTGTAGGTCAGATGCCGGATTAATTCCAAAGTACTCAAAACCACACAGGATGAAAACAAAATGACTCTCAATGGTTGACCGAGAAACAAAAGTACTCAGCCGGAGAGAGGGTTTAAACCTTTTGTTTTCGGATCAAATAATACGCAGGTCCAGCGTCCACCCCAGTCTGCTTTCGAATGTTACCAATTATACAGGTTCCGCCCCATTTGGCAATATAAGAAAAAAGTTCTCAGTTTCTCCGGTCAAGTATTGGTTGACATTTTCTCCGGTTTGCTCTATAATTCATCCATACAAAAACAAAAGGGATTAGGAATAGTAGTTGACCAAAATGCTAGAATAAAAAAGTATTAGGTTGCCAATTATACCAAAATCGCTTACAATTCATCCATATTAATTGAAAAGGAAAAAAATGTTTACATTCGCTTGTGCCTCCATCGAAGGTTTGACCCTTAACCAAAAGCGTGAAACCTTGAAAGCGTTAAAGGAAAGCATCAAAATCGAGGTTGCTAACCGTAAGGCGCTCCGTGCTTTGTCTGCTGACGCCAAACGCCTTGCTGCTGTTGCTAAACGTGATGCGCAGATTGCGAAAGCAGAAGCACGGTTGCAAAAATTGCTTGCTAAGCAGGTTGGTGCCGTTGGTGCCAAAGCAGTGAAAGCAAATAAAAAACCTGGTAAGGTTGTGACTTATGGCGCAGAGGACAATGCAATTGCTTCTGCTATCATGGCGAAAAAACAAAGCGCTTGACGCATCCCCCGAGGCGAGCAACCCCTCGGTTTTTAAAGGATAGCGTAGGCGCTGAGTCCTTCCGAGTCCAGCGAGGAACGCTGGTACCACCAAAGCCGGTGCCAACACCGGCGCTCGGAAGCAAGGCAGAGGGATCGGATCCCCGAGGCTGCTGGCTGAAAAATTGCCAGCAAATTAATTTTAAGGACATTTTATGATTGCGAAAATTGAAGCCGTTGCACTGGCTATTGTGCTTTTCGCTGCTTTGGTGGTATTGTTTTTTGACCTCCAATATTGGAGACCATAAGGTTTGATGGAATAAAAAAGTATTAGGTTGCCATTTTCACTGGTTCTGGTATAATTCTTCCATCAAATCGAAAAGGAAAGAAAAAATGAAAATTCTGGTTTTTGTGTTAGGTTCATTGTTCGGTGCTTACTGCTCTGCTACTGTAATTAAGCTGGCGCATAATACCGTTGATTTTACTTTGGCTTGTTGCCATATTGTAGTGGGAGCTCTGTAATGAATAAATTATCAAAAACCAGTAAGCTGGACAATATCATGAGCTGGTCGCTTCAGGCTCTGGAGACTTGCTCTGGTTCCGTTGATTCTAATGGCGAGCTGGTACCAGCGTGCTCTGGCTGCTACGCCACGCAGGGCACTTACAATTTCCCTGGTACCAAGGCAGTCCGTGCCGATAATAAGCAGGCATGGCAGGATGATGGCTGGGTGGATGAAATGGTTCACGCACTCCGTAAGCAGAGCTTCTTCCGCTGGTTCGATTCTGGAGACATGTACTCCGTTGCTCTCGCCCTTAAAATGTACGAGGTGATGGTCCGCACTCCCCATGTCAAGCACTGGTTGCCTACTCGCATGCATAAATTCACCAAGTACCAGCAGATTATCGCCAAAATGCAGGCTCTCCCCAATGTAATGGTTCGCCCATCATCGGATGCTATTGATGGTACTTTTACCTCTGGTGTGCATGGTTCTACAATTTTACCTGATGCTAGCAAGGTGCCAAACGGTGTGACGCTGTGCCGTGCTTATGAGCATGGTGGTAAATGCTCTGGTTGCCGTGCTTGCTATGACAAATCGGTGGCGGTTATTGGATATCCCGCTCACGGCAGAAAAATGGCGAAGGTGATCCGCTTGGCTGTGGCGGCTTAATAATAGGACAGGTATTGCTCTGAACACCGAGCAAAGGGGGCTGGCTCTGGTGGCTAGTCCCCCTTTTTTGCGCTGTGGTGGCGTCATTAGCAAAAAAAGCCCCACCAGGTCAAACGCAAAATCTTGGATTTTTATTTTCTGGGGCTTTCCTCAGGTATTCGAAATTCCTAAATTTTTTTCTCGGTAGGAATTACGTAATAATCTCTTTTATGATATCCAGTGCAATTCTCACCGTATCTAAATCTAGGTTCAATCTGGCAGCAATATCTACTATATCCAGATGACGGTCTAGTAATTCTCTAATTTGGTTGATTAAGTCTCTTTTCATAGTCTGTATTGTAACATAGTTTCTGCACGAAATCAAGCAGTAAGTTATGGTGTTTACCATTGTGATACTCATTCTTCAGGTAAGGGAATGTTTCATCATACCACTTTGGTAAGGACTCAGGATGACAACCTATCAGTCCTATGTTATTCTGTATGATGGCCATCGGGTCACCGTTGGAGTATCGAGCCACGATATCACAGGTGCCTAGGTCTCCTGTGAAGGTCGTTCCGTCATAGAAGAACATTCTTTCATCCTGGTTATTCCAGGTGATATTGGCGACTGTACCGTATGGTCGTTTGATATCAGCAGTCGGTTGTTTGATGTACTGTTTACATTCTATATTGTCGAGGATGTCAAAGTAATAGTTACCAGCCCAATAGGCACCCATACAGATACCGAGATACTTACCACCTTTCTCTATAAAGGAGGCAATCTTATTGGCACTTCTTCGATGGAAGAGTTCAAAGTATTTGTCAGAGTCACCGATACCACCTGGAAAAGCCAGTATGTTTACTTCGGAAAGGACTAGGTCGAGGTCATCATGTATCGTAAAGATACGGAAATTGTATTCTTTGGAAAGAGAAATAAAGATTCCATTGGAGCATTCTTGTGAACATTCAGGTTCGTGTACAAAAAGTCCAATGGTTTTTCTCATAATTTATGTAAAGTTAGTACCCAATAACTAAGTAGAATAACCCATAGTATTCTTATGATATTATCTACGACTCTTTCGTAGTGGTCTAGCCACGTTTTTGGTTTATTTGGAGGATTCATCTTTGCGTTCTATTGGAGGTGGAAAGTAAGGCTCAATGATATAATGGTTTGAGGTCCACCAGCCAAAAGCGGTAATCATACCGGCAAGGAATATTTCGAGAATCATACGGAAGCTCCGGAAGCGCTTGGAGAGAAAACGTGATATCCCTCAGAATCGGATTCCCAAGCATGATTGATTAGAATCCAATCATCTATACAACGTTGTGTAGAAAGAAACTCACCTGATCCACCTTGAATCATCATCTCACACCATTGTACAAAGTATTCATCCAGTATTTCTTTGGTTGAATATGTTTTGTATATAATAGCCATATCAGATGGAACAGGTTTAGTATAATATTTCATGTCACTCTCGCTTGGTGGTAGTACTTGTATAATTTTACATAATAGGCGAACAAAACTGGCTGATGGTCTGGATGAGGTAAAGCATCACCATAAATTTTCTTCATATCTTCGTATATATCCAGAGCTTGCTGGTCTGTCATAAAAATTTCACTTTCATAATTTCTTCACAATTAATTCTTATATATATTAGTATAAACACTAATCTCGTTAATACTCATAAGGAATTTAACAATGCTCAAAAAACTTTTTAACTCTATCACCCAGTTCCGTAAATCAATCCGAATGGCAGAATTGGAGATGTATATTGTTTCCCATAATCCACAAAACAATGGTGACGTAGAAAGATTAACTCGTCAGTACCACCAAAAACAAAGTAATTATTTCAACCGAATGGTCTAATCAAAATACTTGTGGTACAAACCTTCTAGTATTAACATCACATCATTTTCATCCATATCGTTATCATCTGATAACCTATCTTCCAGCGGTAGAATTTCCCAAGAATCATCAACAGCATCATACCAAGCGTAGATACAAACTTCTTCTGCTGGTCGATGTTGAATCATACCACCAAAAGTGAATTGGTACACATCGTGCTCTGGGAAGACAAAATCTTCTGTCAGAGCATCCTTGTGTATGAAGATGGCATATGATTGCATATCTTTGTTACCACCTTCGGTATAACGATATTCACCATTCTCATCTTCATCTTCTAAATCACCATAACCATCAAATATGATTTTGACTTCTGGTTGGTCGGAAACATCCTCACCAATCTCTTGTTCTTCATCATGGTCCATCCAAGCAGATTCTAACAATAATTGTAGAATCTGGTTATATCGTTGATAATCATAATCCATATATTTCCTTAGTACATATTAAATCGTTTTGGTTGACCACACTTGGTGCATTGGCATATGTATGCGTAACCAATCGGTCTTTTATCTTCATTTACAGTAGTAGAACCTAAAATCTTCCATTGGTGCCAGCATCCGTAGATAATAAAATCAATCAGTTTAAACATTACAGTCCTTCGATACCAGACCAAATTTTAAGCTTTTCACGTTTGGCTTTTCTGGCAGCATTTACATTAGAATCAGAAATGATACACTTCTCTACCATAATATCAACCATACAAAGTAAATCACCAACTTCTTCTTCAAGGCTTTGTTGATTCTTTTTCTTGGTAACAGGATGCTCAGCATCCATACCAAATCTAAACATTTTGGAAATAGCCTGTGTTACTTCCGCACATTCTTCTTGTGTAATACAGAAGACCTCTTTAATTTGATTATCCATTAGAAATAGTCTCATTCAATAATGAAGGTCCACTTGTATCACCGAAATGTACAAAATCTTCGGCAAGTGTTATTGCCTCACGTTCACTTAACGTGGCAGTTTTTTGTATTGTATTGCCTTCAATGGACATTGTTACATACCATCTTGACATTAAATTACCAGTACCCAAAGTTGGGTCTTTTTCGATAACGGCTGTTCTGTTACCGTTTTTTAGTTGTGTGTATAAGTTCATTTTCACTCCTTTAAGAAATAAGTCCAATAAATCTGTTTAAAATAACACGGTTGTTGATACGATTGCCAGCATACTTGTTGAAAGCGGACACAAGTCCACGGGTAGTAACGTTTTCTTTAACCTCAAGTTCGGCATCTTCGTCAGTATCTAGGCCATTTGACCTAAGAATGTAATAATCATCAAATCCAGTTGAATTAACAACCAGATATTTTGATTTTCTGAATTCTTCTTTCTTTCTTTCAATATCATAGAAACTAGAACCTGGATAAAAATCAGACATACGAGTACGAATATCTCTGGCGCCGCCGACAAAGAAACCAATTACATGAGAATTTGTTCGTAGTTTTAACAATTTAATTAAAGTAGAAGTTTGTTGCATACGCATTGAACTATAATTTCTAAAGTCATCATCATATGATTGTTCATGTTTGGTTACAGTATCACGGAAAATGATACGTGATGTTGTATCTCTTGGTTTATTATCTTTGAAAGAATTACGATGACCTTCAGAACTAGAATAAGACGAATTCAGATAACTACCATCACCATCTGTTAAAAACACAGTATTGACAATTTGTAATTTGTTTTTCTTTTGAAAATCTGGAACAATTTCCATGGCAGAAATTACTGCTTCATTCAATGGCGTTCCACCCATTCTCATAAAGTATGGATAGTTGTGTGTTCTTCTTGAACCGATACCAGAGATGTGCATAAGAATGCCACCAGCAGTCATAAACTCGGCAGCCGACATTCTATTTGATAGAATATTTAATAAACAGAATGGGTCGGTTTGTACATCACCTATTTTAGGTTTGATTTTGTAAATATATTCTGGTTCCGTATCATCAATAAAAGCATATACTTCAAAAGGAATATTAACTTTTTTACAGAACATTACCAAATTCAATAATTGTTTGATTGTATTACCAATGTGTTGTGACATTGAACCAGACCAATCTAGGTACATAATCAAACCATGTGATTTACCACCAGGAACTACGGTAACTTTTTTGAAGATATCTTCACTAAACTGATAAGAAAAGATTTTGTTTAAATTTAATTCGCCTGTTTTTGAGATATTGGCTCTTTTTAATTGTTCAGCATTCTTACGTAGTTCAAATTCTTTGACAAGATAGGATACCACTTTACTAGATTCTTGACGGAATTTAATAAAATGTTTTTTATCAACTGTATAGTTTTCATCTATATATTTTTGATATAAAGATTTGTAATCCCAAATTCCTTTTTTGATATCAAATTTAGGAATATTCATATACACAAAGTGCATATTATCGGCCGAAAATAATTTACTTTCATTTGCACGATAGGCATCATCGGTGTGTGCACGGATTTCTTCGTCACTACCACCCTCGGTACCATTATAAGTAGGTTCTTCCAAAACATCACTCTCATAATCTTCATCCTCTTCAGTGATTTTTTCTGTGGAATCTCCAAAATTACCTTCTTCTTCTAAATTTTCAAAATCATCACCATCTTCAAGTTGTTCTATTTCTTCAAATTCATCTTCATACACATCTTCATCTTTTGAAGAATCACGGCGTTTTTTTTCTTCTTCTTGTTGGGATTTCATGTAATCAATGATGCGTTTGGTTACTTCTTCAACATCTTCCCATTTTTCAGTAGATTCCACAGCTTGTAAAAGTTGGCGTTCATCATCAGTAAACTTAATAGCAAGAGTTGCACCACCCTTACAATGTAAATTGACACGGTCAATGAAATTAAGTGTATTGATATCTTTGCCTTTTGTACCAAAGAAATCTTTTTCGACCAGTTCATTATATGCTTTCACAAATGAGTTTTTAAGACCTGGATATTTTGATTTGATTTTACGTTCAATACGAGAATCTTCAACCACATTCAGAACCGATGCAACCAATTTCTTTTCTTTGGCAGCAATCAAACCTTCTAGTGGTGTATACAGAGCATGGCCAACTTCATGTCCCATAAACAAATCCATAATGGATGCGGAGATTTTATTATCGAGGAATGGAATCGTAAGAATACGTTCCTTCACATTGAAACTAGCCGTAGTTACTTTACGCTGTTCAATGGTTAAATTTTCTGTTGCCATCAATTTGGCTAATAACGATTTAGATTCAATCATCTTTTTTCTCTGTAATTACTAATACATTACCTGTTGGAGTGGATTCTATTTCCATATTCAACACAGTACCTTCTTTCCAACCTTTTAACATAATCAATTCGTTTGGAAAAGTCAAAATTGCATCACCAGTACCGTCATTTGCATCTTCAACATCACAAATCCACGATTTTTCATAATTGTCCAAGTCATTTTGCCATTGTGACATGACTGCCATTCTTCGGACTGCTTGGTCCAACTCTGTAAAATCATATTTTTGCGACATTTTATGTTCCTAACTCGGTAATTTGCGACAAAATTGTCTTTTTTTCATCTCTACGACTGTATTTTACGACATCCTTATGCTTTTGTACAGGCTTAATTGGTGTACGACACACAGGACGTTGTAATTTTACGACAAAACTCATTTTCTTGGTCATTTTAGCGCCTCATACTTGAAATTTCGACTGCTTCCTCACTATTAAACACAGGAACAGCGTTTGATTTGTGCATTGTTGCAATCCCCATCACTTTTGTACCTGTATAGACTTTAGGTGGTGCTTTTGTTGCTAATCCTTCACCTGTATTTAATGAAGGATAATGTACCGTTTGACGACCAGGCGCAGGGGATAATTTATATGAAGATAGATTGAATTGTTTCTTTTTTGAAACAACGGGTGTTTGATGTTTTTCGAGCCAAGCTGCGTATTCCTCACGTTCCTTTTTAGGTTTGAGTTTGACTTTGCTTTTACGAATATTTGCGTAGATTATCATGTTACCTCCAATATGTGTATTATAACACAATGGAGGAATGAGTCAAGTCTTGTGTTGTTTTTCTACAACACCGAATATTAGTAGATTTTTTTAAATTTTTTTCTTACAGGTTGGTAACCATCACCAAAATCCTGTAATAATTCATCATAATTTTGTTTCATTAACCTTTTTACAGGATCATGTCTTTTTCCACTTTTCTTTTTTGATGAATAATTATAATCATCATCATACTCATTATCTTTGCGATACTTTGCCACAAACTTCGACACCATTGCTCCTTATTTTAACACTTCGAAAGTAATACCTCTAATTTTTGTTTCCGGTGTATTGTGCATATCACGGTCGGAAATATAAGTAATATCTGATTGAGGATAACAGATTTTTACTAATTTCAATAGATTACAGACTGTGCCGTCCCCATCATTGAATCTAAGAACTTCATCAACACAATTTATATTTTGTAGTATTTCGGTACGGTCATCACAACTCGCAAAAATGCCATTTGTTTTCATGTATACTGACATATCAGAATGTATACCCACAATTAACCAATCGCCTTTTTTGCGGCATCTTTTGAGAAAACGTAGTTCTTTGGCAGTAAGTGGATCAAAATCACCTGACGTAACTATGATTTTATCTTTGGTCATGGAATCAAATCAGGAAATGCCTCTTTGACAAATTTATAATCTAAACCCCTAACACCCAAGTCCTTTTGGAAAATACCCAAAATCACTTCAGCTTCCCTTGGTTCAATTGATTCCAACATTTGTGTTAATAATTCTGTTCTCTTTTTCTCTGTCAATTTTTCGGCAGTCGGATCACCAACTCTGAACATATATAGTTTTCGCAATTGTGCATTTAAACTATCATATGTAATTCCAGGTAACATATCAGTTGGTATTTTATAGTTCTCTGGTAACTCTTTTACTTTCCATTGAAACGCAGGATGATAAGCCAATTTTAAAACAGTAACAAGTGGTTGTGATAAATTGTTACCAATTATATCCATTCGTTCTTTTTTATTTTTAGCTAATTCAAATTCGTCAAATAGTTCATATAGCGTTTTTATCATCATTAGAATTCCTCAATTACTTCCATTAGGTTTTTAAGTTTGTTTGCAATAAAGTAATCCAAAATTTTACCTTTAACAGGTACAGTTTCTTCATAGGTATTTATGATTTTATCTCTAATATCACTTGGTATTTGTCTTAGGTCAATTAAGGTTTGATTACGAGAAAAACCAATTTTAGCATTCTCATCGTCCCATTCACCATAATCTTTTTCCATCAGTTTATCTAATTTGTTTTTACTGATTGGTGTTTGCCTTACATCACGGACAAAACAATCCGATGCTGATAACACATTTGGTATACCATCACCCTTATCGCCACGGATAACTTTCTCTTTTAATTCCACTAATGGATTTTCTGAAATGATAAATTTTTTCTGTGCTGGATTGTATTGTTTGACTGTGAATGAACTTCTGCCATTATACATTTGTAATTGTGGAAAATCACCATCACTGGAAATGATTAAGATATTTTCTGACATAATGTGTCGTGGTACAAGGGTGCCAATAATATCATCAGCCTCAGCACCTTCAACATCAATTACTTTGTATGGAAAGTTTTCTTTTAGTTCCTGCTTAAATTTGGCGAGCATATCAAAAATCATGTGCCAGTCGAGGTCTGATTTTTCACGTGTCTTTTTACGATTAGCTTTGTAGAAAGGAAAGAACTCCTTGCGCCAATATTTACGGTTGTCACAACAGAGTACAACTTCACCATATTCTTTGCGGAAAGACTTCAGGTGGGTTTTGAGTATCATTAGGACCATATGCCTAATGAGAGATTCATCTAATGTGAATGTTTTTCCATACATGGACTTTTTTCCATTAGATATCTGAGCCATGAGGCCGGAGAGTAGGACTTGGTTCAAGTCAACGAGAATCATAATAAACTTTCAAGTTTCAAAACTACATTATATCAAATATCTTCAAATTTGGCAAGCGCATCTCGGTAAAAATTTTCGGAGGTGGTAGTTTTACGTGAAACAATACCATACCAACCACATTCAATTAAATCCGAAATGTATTCTCTAGGATCCGAAAATATAGCCTCGAATGTATCAAAATTTTTAATAATCAAATCATCATCATCTTTTTCATCATCTTCTTGAAACAATATAATGTGCCATTTATCACCAACAGCATTACCTTCTATTGGTATACCTTTATTTTTGTACACATTTGATTGTATGTGTATATTATTTTCTTCCGTTGGCATAAAGAATATTGCGTCAAATTCTTCGAGTTCCTTCATACCATTTAACATTGTAATCCTTTGATGTGCGATTTTCTAACTCTTACCATAATCCAAGAATTGTAGTAGTTCTCAGATTCAAGTGCGCCATTGATAAATTGTTCTTTTGCTTCAAGATAACCACATACGCCTCTTGATTTGCATAGGTGAATTATCTCTCTACAAAAAGACTCTTTGCCATGTATTATAACATCTTTTTTGAGTTCCTCGTTGGAACCGTAGTAAGTTTGCCAATCACTTGGTACTTTTATCTTTTTCTTCTTGCCTTTGACCTGTTTGGTCTTGGCTGAATAAAAAAACTTTTTACCAATATATTTTTTACCAGAAACTTCGTTTGTGATAACATAAACGAAACCATAATTGTCACCAATCATATCTTCTGTAAATAATACTTTCTCATATGTCCAATTTAGTTGTCCCATTCCTC